CTAGAGCACGGTTGTGATCGCACCTGTTGTTCGGCCCTTGGATAAACCCGCTGGGGCCATGAATGTGCGCATGGAGGGCGGGAGGTCATTCGTTCCGAGACCATCCGAGATGGCCGGACAGCGGGCCAACATGACGACCTCTTGAACTACGTTCCGGGATCGTTCGACGACCTCGAAGCTGCCTTCCTCGATGACCTGATCGACGACGAGATCTACTCGATCATCCTCGAGGACCTGGAAGCACAGCAACGCCAAGATCGGAGCGACAATGCCCGATTTCGAGACCGTGTCCACCCACGTTGCTGTCACGGTTGCTGTCAAAACCAGTTTTGCCCCATCGGGCACCCGGCACGCCGCCGGGAGCCTTCTTATTGAAACCCGCCAGGATTCGCGTCTTTGCAGGGCAAACAAAAAAGCGACCCGCTTTCGCGAGTCGCTTTCTGTTGTGCGCCCTAAGGGATTCGAACCCCTGGCCTTCTGTTCTGTAGCTGATCCGGGAGCGCTTGCGCCGTATCTCGCGGCGTTCGCTCTCGTGCGTGCGGCCATTCGGGGGGTCAGCGCGTGAGGGCCTGGGGACTCCCGCTCGCCTTCGCTGCGGTCGTCGTCTTTGCCATCCTGATCTTCTCCGGTGCACACATGAGCGGGCCTCCCACAGTGCCCTCGCCCGAGCATCCATCGCTGACGGAGGTTCATGGTGGTTGAGACACGGAGTGCCAAGCGTAGGGACGCGGTGTCTCATCTGTCGCGCACGGTGGATGTATGCATTCACATCTATCGGCCCCAGACACCCGGCCACACGCAATGACTCCGGGGTGGATCGCGGCCATTGCCGACTACCTGCACGCACAAGCCAGTGTCGGCGCGCCTAAGCCGACCGTCGACTCGCGACGGTCGCACTTGCAGCACCTCGCCCGACGCATCCACTCCGAGCCGTGGGTGTTGACCGCTGATGAACTCGTGCAGTGGTGCGGTTCCCAGAAGTGGGCGCAAGAGACCCGGCGCGGGCGGCGCACCACGTTCCGGAGCTTCTACGCGTGGGCGGTCGAGACCGGTCGATGCGAGGCGAATCCTGCCCTTGCTCTCGGGAAGGTCAAGCCCGGTCAGCCGAGGCCCCGCCCGATCCCAGAAGAGCTATTCGAGGCGGCGCTGCTCAAGGCCGACCAGCGAATGCGCCTCGTGCTGCGGCTCGCTCACGATGCCGGGATGCGCCGAGGCGAGATCGCCGTCGTGCACTCGGATGACCTCGTGGAGGACTTCATTGGCTGGACCCTCATCGTCCACGGCAAAGGCAACAAGGATCGCCCCGTGCCCCTGACTCGTCGGCTCGCGTTCGAGCTTCGTGCCCTCGGCTACGGGTATGCGTTCCCGGGCGACGATGACGGCCACCTGTCGCCTCGATGGGTCGGCAAGCTCGCGACGAACCTCCTCCCGGGCAAGTGGACACTGCACACGCTGCGGCACAGCTTCGCCTCGCGGACCTATGCCGTCGACCGTGACGTGTTCGCCGTGCAAGACCTCCTAGGCCATTCGTCGCCCGCGACGACGCGACGCTATGTCGTCGTGCCGAATGACGCGCTGCGACGCACGGTCGATGCCGCTGCTGGCGAGTCCGTTCGAGCGTTCGGAGCGGGGCGCTGGGAGCGTCAAGGCGAGGTTGACAGTCAATCGATGGGGATGAGGGCTTAGGTCATGGCCGTTGAAACCGAGGAATACCTGTCGATGCTGCGGCGCATGATCCGGGCCGGGGGTCGGCGTGTTGCTCAAGCTGATGAGCCGGAACTGGCTGCGCTGATGAGTCTTCGGGCCGAGCTTGACGACGCTATCGTGACCGCTGTCACGGGCCAGCGCGCCGAGCTTGAACGGTCGTGGGCGTGGGTAGGGTCGGCGCTGGGAATCACGCGGCAGGCGGCGCAACAGAGGTACGGGAAGTAACGACGAACAGCCCCGGGAGCGTGAGGCTCCCGGGGCTTTGTCGTGCCTGCTGCTACTCGCGGGCGTGGGCAGGCTTGCGGGCCTCGATGGTGTCGGCGTCAGGGTTGATGCCGCGCTGGATCAGAAGGTTCGTCAAGCGAGTGTTCTCGGCGTGCAGGGCGGTGTTGGTGCCGTTGGTCTGGCGCTGGATGGTGTCGATCTTCTCACCCTGTTTGCCGAGGCCGTAGACCGTTCCGGCGAACACCGCGATAAGGGCGAGGGCCGTACCGATGAGTTGGATGAGGGTCGCGGAGGCATCCGGGCGCACGGCGAGAAGAACTGCAGCCGTGATGATCGAGACCGTCGCGACCGATGCGAAGGTGATGAATACTGCGGTCTTGTTCATGATGTGTTGCTTTCTCTTGTAGGGGTGATCGGGGCAGGGTTAGGCGAGCTTCGCGAGGATCAGTCCGATGTTCTTCTCCATCGCCAGCACGCGGTCGACAAGCGAGGGGCCGTCCTCGGTCCCGAGGCGCCCGACAAGCCACCTGTTCAGAGCTTCGATGCGGACTCGCTCAGCGGTCCCCGGGTCACCGAGCAGGGTCTGAGCGAGATACTGGATTTGATCGATGGTCGAGGGTGCGCCGGGGAATCCCTCGCGGTCGGGCTGCCTGAGTGATGCGTGAATCTCGCGTACGAGGGTTGCCTCTTCTTCGGTCCATGCCATGTTTTCGTCTCCTAGGGGTTGAATGTCGAGTGCTGCGGTGATGGTCGGATTGCCGATGTAGTGGGCGTGCCAGGGTTCGCCGGGGATGTCGAAGACCCATCCGTAGAGGCGTCCTAGCCGCTCGATGGTGTGGTGCATCTCGGAGTCGCCGTTGTTCCCGTAGACGGTCGAGATGATGTCGACGGCCTCGGCTAGCCCATGGGCCGAGGTGGTGCCGGGGCGGGCGGCGAATCGGCTGTCGCCGTCGTACCATTCCCACCAGTACCACTGCGTGTTGTAGTTGCCCGCTGCGAGGTCGCCGCGGTTACCCTCGGGGCGGTATGCCTCGCTGGTGAACATCCACTCGCCGGTCTCGCGATAGACGGCGAGCCGCCATGCGAGCCACTGCCTGTAAGCCTCGGGGGTCAGGTAGTTCCCGTGGCCGTCCCAGTCGACAAGGGTGGATATGTCGAGGTGCCCATTTCGTGCCATTTGGTTCTCTCCTATGCGGGTGTAATTACAAAGCGTTTGAGGCCTGTTAGAACTTGAGGGCGCGGTTGACGATGATGGTCGGCTGCACGTTGTTGTGCGGCGCCCCACTGCCCGACGCGTCGGTCCCGGTGTTCGTGGGTCCCGTGATACCGCGACCGATGGTGCCGGTGCCTTGCATCTCCACGGCGTAACCGACGAGGCCCTGAATCACGGAGTTGACGCCGTGGGTGTGCGTGCCGTTCTGCGCTGCGGTCAGGCTCACCTGATACACGCCGGGGGTGCCACCGAGGAAGGTGAAGTCAGGGTTGCCGAACGCGGCTGGGGCGAGGCCTGCTTGCACCCGCCCGCGGCTGTCGGGGACCCGAAAGTAACCGGTCGGGGTCCCGGCGTCGTTGTGAATGTCGCCGATGGCCGCGTAAAGGTTGGCGTAGGTTCCAGCCTTGAGTAGGTATTGGCCCGCTTCGAGGACGTACCCGGTTGGGGCTACCCGCCAGTAACCCTGAATTGAGGTGCCCGGTGGGAGCAGGGCGAGGGCGGCGGTCTGCACGCTCGCAACCGAATCCATGAGGCCCGCGATGAGGTCGAGGGCGCGGTTGATGTCGTCGTATCCGAGCTTGAGGTCTTTGCTGGCAGGTACGACCGCGATGCCCTTCGCGGCGGCTGCGTCTCCGTTGGCCATGGGGGCGCCTTTCTATGGGGTGTAGGTGTTCCACTTGACGCCCGCTGCGATGTCCTGCCAGCGGCGTCCGACCGGGGCGAGTGCCCAAGCCGTCAGGGGTGTGTCGGTGAGACCACGAGAGGTGACATCCATTTCGTCGTCCTCGAATGACCACGTGACGGCGGTGACGTAACCGGTCGATACGGGCGAGTTGGGGAACGTGCCGACCAGTTCCATCCCGGGCTGAGCCGAGTAGTCACTGATAGCTGTGGGGGTCAGCAGGCGCCCCTTGCCCTGCGCCCGCTTGAGGATGTAGTCAGCGGCGCCAGGACCGGGATAAGGGGTGTCGTACTTGAGGGAAAGTACCTTCGTGAAACCGGGCACGCTCGCGGCGTCGTAGGCCGTTCTCGTTGCTCCGTCTGCTTCGGTCCACGTGTACTCGATGACCACGGCGTCGTACCACTCACCGGCACCGGCACGGCTGATCTGGTCGGCTGCGTTGACAAGGTTGCGGGCCTCGGAGATGCGGAGCGACCCGGCGACGACGTAACTCGAATCGACCAGCCGCCACACCCGGGACTCGTCGCAGAAGAGCCTCATCTGCAACGAGCTCAGGATGGGTTCGAGGTAATCCCATGCCGTCATTCCCGGCTTCCACACGGTCGCGGCAGGGTCCACATATGCCTTGACGGCGGCTCTCGACATCGATGCGTTCGCCGTGCCAACCCATGAGTATGTGACGTCGGGAGTCGAGGCGGTGGCGCCGGAGAACGCGGGAAGGGGCGAGCTTCCCTCGTGCAGCATGAGGTCATCGAGGAAGTAGGTCACGCCCGCGGGCGGCGTGTCCGGGTAATAGATCGGCCAGCAGTAAACGGCACCGGGCGGGGCCACCGCGGACACGGTGAAGCGTTGCCACGAGTCGGTCGTGAGCAGCTTCTTTTCGGTCGCCACGTCGCCGCCGATCATGGTGCCGCTGACATCGTGGAAGCGGAGCGCGACCGACGCGAAGTACTGCTTATTGGCCTGCGAGTAGGCGCTGAAGGTGTAGGACTTACCCGGGGTCACGACGTGCCCGCTGATGGGGTTGACGTTCGGCGCGATGATGACGGCCATCGAGGCGCCGCCATCCGTGTAGACGGCGACTGAGGCGGTGCCGGTCCGCCTGACCGAGCTATTTCGACCGACCGCGACGCCGTTACCTCCCGCGGTCACGAACCCGGCGACGTTCGTTTCGCCGCCTGGGTTGGGGAGCATGTTCGTCAAGGTCTTCGTGGTGATAGCTGCGGCGACTACCGGGGTCACTCCTAGGGCCATCGTCAGAACGGCTTTGATCGCGGCAAGGCCCGATGGGTCCGGGCGCTCGAATGGCGCGGTGGCAACGAGGGCGTAGTCCTGCAGCAGGGCCTCATCCGAGGCGAGCGTGAGGGTCACCTCTCCGGCCACATGGTCAACCGTGCGCTCTCGTAGGACGACGTTGAAGGTGCGGGAGGTTGGGGGTAGATAGAACCCGTTCAGGTCCACCCCATTCCATTGGAACGTGCAGCCCGCCGAGACCGACAGCCGGGGGTTCGTGCGCGGGTCGAGGCGGGCGAGCGTGGCGAGGGCCGGGATAGCGATGGTGATGGTGCCCCGGACGTAGGGCGACCAACCCTCATCGAGCGTTATCGACCCGCCCTTGATCGAGAGGGGCGCGTCTGGCGTGGTCAGTTTCGCGGAGTAGGTGTGGATAGAGAGGGTCACGCGGGCACCTCTTGGAACTCGATGGCGAGCAGCCACCGGGTCAGGGTCTCCGGGTCGATACCGACACGCATTGTGCCGACCGGGACATAGGTCATCGACGCCGAGGTCACCTCGTCATCGACCAGAACGAACGTGCCCGGGTCGCGGTGAAGGGCACGTACGGCGAGGGCTTCGGCCTCGTCCATGCAGAGGACTCCGAGGGTCCCGGCGCGCAGGCTCGCGGGCTTGAACGTGATGTCGTCGTCAGAGCGTCCGATGATCTTGTGACGGATGTTGTTCATCTCTTCGTCCCACGAGTAGGTCAGTAGGAACGGGTTGATGGTTATGCCGCCGTGGCTGATCTGGGGCATTAGTAGACCTGCTTTCCGTCGGGGGTCTGCGCCTTGACGGTGATGGTCGTGGTACGCGATTTGTTGACAAAGTTCTCGAGCGCGGTTCGAGCGCCGGACAGGTCCACGGTCGCCTCGATGGTGGCGGTCCGGGGCTGCGCTGCGGCGGCGGCGATCTGGTCGGCGGCGGGCTGCGTGTTGGCCTTGGTGCCGATGGTCGTGATAATCGACTTGTCATCGCGGACCTTGAACAGATCGGCGGTGGCCGGTTTCGTGTCGGCCTTCGTCGTCACGGTGACATCCACGTTGCTGTCGATGCCCGCGATTTCGCCGTTCGCCTGCGCAGCGGCGGCGGCATAGGTGGCCGCGAATTGAGCCTGAATTTCGGGCGAGGCGTGGGCCACAGAGTCGACCAAAGGGGCAAGGTCTGGCCCGCCCTGAATGACCTGCTCGAATGCCTCCGGGGTCATCTGCGCCTTGAGGATGTCGAGGTTGGCAACATAGTTGTTGTTCGCGTCGATGCGGGCCTGCATGTTCGCGAGGTAGGCGGCGATGTCGATCGCGCCCGTTTCTTTGTTCTGGTAGTCCTCCCACGAACTCGCGGCGTCGCTGATCTGATCCGACAGACCGGCGAGAATCGCGGCCTTCTGCTCAAGCTCAGGACCGCCCGCCTTCGCGTAGTTCTCCTGGGCCTCCGCTGCGGTCTTGGCGACATCGACCGACTGGTCGAGATAACCGAGGTAGGTCTCTTGAGCGTCGGCCTGTTTGATCAGAGATGAGTACGCCTTAACGCCCGCGTTGGTCGTGGTGTCCACGGCATCCGCTTGATCGCGAAGAGATTTGAGGTAGTCGTCAGCCTGGCGACGGAGGTCTTTCAGGCCGTCGGCGTTGCCTGAGTACGCCTGTGCGAGATCCCGGAAGTCACTGCCCGAGTCCTTCGCGGTCTTAGCGAGGTCTTCGAGGTTCGTATCTTCGGCCTCGCTGGCCAGCGACTTGAGCTTGTCCACGAGGTAGTCGAGAGAGACCCCGCCGCGCTTCGAGTCGATCAGTTCGTCGGTGATTTCCCCGATCCGAGCTTGCAGCTTTTCGCCGGTCTCGTCGCCGTTCTGCATCGCGGCCGAGATGATGCCGATACCGGCAGCTGCGGCGAGACCGGCGACCATTCCGGCAGGCCCAAATCCGCCGAACGCGTTCGCAGCAATCTCTTGGAACGCGCCCACGATGGAGTCAGCCGAGCCATCGAACGACGCGGCGGTCTCCTTCGCCGTTGATTGGGCCTCGTCTTTGAACTCGCCGAGGGACTCTTTGCCGCTGTCGAGTCCATCCTTGACGTTGGTCCGGTAGGAGTCGCCGCCCTCCTTCGATGCGCGCTGCATGGCGCGCCCGAGTTCGGTCTGCTCGTCCTTGAATTTGGAGGTGTCTTTGCGTGCCTCATCGAACGCCTTTTCGAGCTTGTCGCCCGCCTTGTCGCCGTCCTTGGCAACGGCGTCGAGAGCGTCCGAGGCGTCTTCGAGAGGCTTGATAACACCGTCCTTGACACCCTTTGAGAACTCGCGGGTGTCGGACGCTACGCCGATGCTGATGCCCTTAGCCATCGGGGTTACCTCTTCTCAATCAGTTCGTAGAACGTGCGGACTGTGGTCTGGACCCACAGGGATGCGATGCGGGGGATGATGTCGGCGGCGGCGGGATAGACCGCGTGGCCGGTCTTCTTACGGGCGGGAAGCTGGGCCTTGGTGCGGCGGCGAACGTTGAAGGTCTTGCCCTTCTTGGAGGTCGCTCGGTAGGTGGTGAACTCGCCACGGTTCGCGCCGAACTCGGCTGCGGCCACGGCCTCCGAGGGCTTGATTCCACCCGATAGGGCTCGCCCGACCGAGGCCGATTTGAGCGTGACGTTCTGGTCAGACACGGCGACACGAGAGGTGTCTGCCAGCACCCGCTGCTGTAGCCGGGTGCTGGCATGCTCACGAACGGCCTTCGACCATTCGGGAGCGACGACGGCCTTGGTAACCCTGCGAATCTGTTTGGCGACTTCGCGGTCGAAAGACTTCATAGCGACGGTGACGCCTTGAAGTTCCTTCGAGTTGAAGACGCTGATTCGCATGACGGCCTAGACGAACGTGTACGCGCCGAGGACCGTCGCCACGCCTACCGGAGTGGTGACCTTCGCGGGCTTCGATCCCGCCGCCGCTGCGGGGGTGATGGCGAAGATGGTGTTGTCGGATTCGATGATGAAGCTGGTAGCCGGTACGGTGCCGAACAGAACCGAGGTGGCGCCGCTGAATCCCGAGCCGTTCAATTCGACCAGGGTGCCACCGGCCACGGGTCCCGATACCGGGGTCACGCTGGTCGTGGCAGGCACGCCGACAGCACCCGGCAGGAACACCGGCTGGCCGTCGACGCCGAGCGTGACCGTGGACTGCCCGAACGCGTCGATGGCGCCGCCGACCGATCCGGGCACGATGAGGCCGGTCACGGTGAACTTGGGGCCAGACGCGAGGGGGTAGAAGTCGATGAGCTTCTTCTTGCCGACGTTCGCGAGCAGGTACGCAGAGAGACTGTTCGGGGTCTCCCAGTCCTGCGCGTAGGAGAGGCCAGCCGTCCACACGGGGTCGCCCATGTCGGTGAAGACCGCGCCCGGGGCGGCGCCCTTCCACGTCTGGGTCGAGACAGCCGGATCGAGCGAGACCGCCGACACATGGGCCTCGTAGTTGTCGGCGTCGATCTTGAGTCCGTAGTTCTTGAAGACGCGGGGCTTGACGGCGATGTTTGCCATTAGTGCTTGTCCTTTTCGCTGGTGAGGGTGAGGGTGATGTCGTAGCCAAGCCGGTCCTTGTCGAGGACCTTTGTGGCTACCGTCCACGGGATACCGGCGGTATCGAGTGCGTGCAGCAGCGTCACCACGTCGTCGTCCAGTTCGTCTTCTGCCTTCGAGATGTCCTCGCGGGGGCTGGTGATGGTGACGATGAACTCGATGTCGTGCGCGGCCTGCGGGGCGGCGGCATTGCGGGTGATCTGGGTCAGCTTGAAGGTGACCTTGGTCTGGTCGGAGATGCCCGTGGTTCGTTCGTCAGGAACGATCCTCCAGCCGGTCGGGATGAGCGGCTTGAGTACGGTGGCGAGGGTCTGGCGTGGGGTACTCATCCGATGGCCGGTGCCCCGCCCTTGGGTCGCAGCTTGGCCTTGACCTGCCAGTCGAGCGGGAACGGTCGCACGATGAAGTCGCCTTCCCCGGTGCCGCCGTCGGCGTCGACTCGTGAGGCGTTCCACGTGTTCTTGGTCTGCATGAACTGGGCGTCGTGGAAGCTTGCGATGAGGTCGCCCTGTTCCTCGTCGTCGTCGTTCAGCGTGTCGATGGGGACCATCGCGTAGCGGCGGCAGTCGGATCGGGCGGCGCGGACGACCATCGTGAGCTTCGGTTCTGAGGGCGCGTCGTCTTCCCACAGATCCTCGATCTGTTCGACGGTGAGCCATTTGCCGAGTGCCATGGTGGCCCTTTCGGGTAGAGGGTGGGGGGGCTGGCCCGCGCACGGGATCGGTGTCCGAGGCGGGCCAGCCGGTCTGTTACTGCGTGGCGGCGGTGACCAGTTGCAGTGCGCGGGCGTCGTTGATGTTGGTACCGCAGTAGCCGAACGCGGCCTTGTCGACGCCACCCTTGGCGAGGTCGAGGGCGTCGATGCGGATCGGCGCTCCGGGCAGTTCGTAGACGGTCGCGGCCTGTCGGGCGCCGACGAGGACCTTGCCCGTTCCGATCTGCCCGTTCGGGCGAATCTTGAAACCGTCAAGCTCGCCCTCCTTGAAGCCGAGCGCGGCATTCAGGTAGCCGAGAACGTTCGACTGCGGCATCTTGACCATCTGCTTCCAGAGCGCGGTCGCGACGAGAGCGAAGTCGGGCATGGTGCCGGTCGGCACGATGGCGGCGATGCCGTCAACGATGGCCGAGGCGGCAGAGCCGATGGTGCCGCCTGCCACGCCGGGGAGCGTGGTGAGAGCATCGCCTGCGAGGGGGGTCGCTCCGGCGAGGACCTTGGCGAGGACCTTGCCGTCTGCCCATGCGGCGTAGTCCTCACCGACTGCTTTGGCGTAGGACTCGAAGAATCCGACGACGTTGAAGTCCACGAACTCGCGGGCGATGTCGTGGCCGATGGCGTAGCGGTCGGCGGTGCCGGTGACCGGGAGCAGGCTCAGCGTGTTCCCGGGCACGTCGGTCTTGTTACCGGCCCAGTCGCCGCCCTTGGGCTTGGTGACCCACTTGAAGCCCTGCCACGTCATCGCGGTCAGGTTCTCGTGGGCGAACAGCGGGAGGACCTGCTGCTGGTAGACGACGGCCTGCCAGATTTCGCCGAGCCACTGCGGCTGGCCCATCGCCGGGGCGAGGCCACCTGTGCCGTCGAACTTCACGTCAGCGAGGGCGGCGAAGAGGCTGGTGCCGTTCTGGTCTTCGACCTTGAGCAGGGCCTCCTTGTCGACGTTGCCCATGCGGGAGGCGTAGAGGATCGCGCCGACCTCGGCGAGGGACAGGTGCGGCTTTGCCTTCTCGCCGGACTTGCCAGCGATGAGGGTGTTGGGCAGGTTGTTTCCCACGGCGGGGTCTCCTTCTGGTTCTTCGATGACTGTTGCGGTTGTGATCGTGGTGGTGCCGCCGTCGACCTTGGTCGTCGTCGTGGTGGTGCGCTTGTGCTTCACGCCGTCCTCATCCGTGAATTCGTCGGTGAACTTCTCGACGGTCACGGTCGGTTCGCCGTCCGGTTTCGGATCGGCGAGCGGCGCGTCCTCGATCTCTTCGTCCTCGCCGACATCTGCGGCGAGAAGAGTGGCCGAGGGGAAAGCGCCGGCCTTGACGAAGGCGGCACCGAACAGGACGCCGCCCGCCGCTTTGCCCGCTCTGATGACGAGATTCTTGACCTCCGACGAGAGGCTGCGGCGGGCATCCGGGTTGGTCGTGTCCGCTATCTCGGCGAGCAGCAGATCGCCCTCGGGGTTCTTCCCGATGGCGAACGAGGCGACGATTCCCGCCTCGGTCTCGACAGCCGTGACGAACCTGGCCACGGGGTTCTCTCGGGTATGGTCGGTGTTCGCGCCCAGCACGGTCACATCGGGCGGGATCGTGATGATTCCCGGGTCCACGGAGAACTTGCCGAGGTTGGTGCGCCCGACCTCGCCATAGGGCACGAGCAGGCCCGACACGATGCGGTCGGCCTGATTCGCGAAGAGGGTCCCGCCCTCAATCTGGACGTTGGTCATTCGGCGGCACCGCCCTCGGACAGGTCAACCACGGTCCCCGTGATCGCGACCGTGACGCCGTTGAGGTAGGGCTCAAGCTCGCGGGCGGTGTCGATGAGGTCGGCGACCGAGATGTTCGCGGAGGCCTTGAACGCCGCTGCGGCCATGAGCGCGGCGGCGCGGGTGGCGCTGCCGTCATCGATCCATTCCGCTGCGGCCTGCTCTGCCGTCTGCTCGCCATCAGGGGCGGGCGTCGAGGCGGGTGCCTCGTCGGGGAAGTCGAGGCCGTCGTCGTCGGCGGGCGCGTCGGTGGTCTTGGGTTTGCTGGTTGCCATGAGTGTTAGTCCTCTGTTGGGGTTCCGGTGGCGGTGGGTGGGTTGTACAGGTCGTACTTGTCGAAGCGGACGCGGACGCCTCGCGGCACCACGTCATCCATCGACAGGCGGGCCTCGATGAAGAGGGTCCAGAACGGCAGGTCGAACTCGTAGAACTGGTTCCGCTCGCCCTCGTTGGTCGTGTAGGTGAGGGAGTCGACGCCTGCGGTGCCGTCGAGCATTGAGGCGCGGATGTTGAGAAACGATCCGATGTCGGTGCGGACCGCGTTGCGGCCTTCGACCATGAGGTCGGTCGAGACATCGCCGAGCGCCTGAATCTCGATAGACGGCGGAGTGGAACCGATAGCGCCGTTCTTCGACATCCGGGCCTTGGCCCACGCGTCTACGAGGGCTTTGACCTCGGTCTCGGTCAGCTGGTCGTCGGTCTGCCTGAGGTTGATGAGCGGGATCGGGTTGCGAGCGCGACCGACCCACGATTCCTCCGTGTCGCGTGCGCCGCGAAGGGTGCGATTCCCGACCGTGAGAAGGCCCTCAAACACGTGGTCGAAGAGAATGAAGTCGTCATCCGAGACAGCGGTGTCATCGATGAACATCGTGCCGTCCTCGATGTACCAGTCATCGAACGGGACCCACGCGGCGTGGAGGATCGGGCGGCGTCCGGTGTCCATCGCCTCGCCGCTGCGCTCGACGTACCAGACCGAACAGCCGTGAAAGATCAGGTCATCGATCGTCCAGGCCATGCGGGTCTGCGGGTTGACGGCGGTGTTGGTCCGGTAGAGGAATGTCGGCTGGCGGCTCGAATCGAGAACCGCGTCGCCCTTGAGCGCGACCAGGGGGAACTTCGAGATTGTGGCGACGAGGAGGTTACGGGCCTTCGAGACAACCGGGACCGCGATGGCTTGCGAGCGGGAGAGGGGCAGGGTCGCGGCGAGGTCGAAGCCTTCGAACAGATCCCCGAATACGACGCCGGTAAGCGCGCCCTCGGACAGCGGGGATTTGATCCCCTGCTGTCCGACGGCGAGCAGGTCGCTAGTGCGCTTGCCGAGTCCGAGTCTGTCGCGTATTCCCACGACGAGAACTATCCGAATGCGTCCGTAGTTCGATGGAATCGGCGGCGTGTCGTGTCACCGCGTCGCGCCATTGGTGAGAGTCGGGGTGCGTCAGTTCCTCGTGTGCGGCGGCGACCCGGCGACCGTCTGCGCGGGTCGCTCCGGCGAACGCCTGCCAGTGGGGGCAGTCGGTGCAGACCACGATGACAGAGCAGGGCGAGATGTCGAGTTTGATGGTCATTGCGGTTAGTCCCCCATGATCGGCGTGGATGGTCCTGCGGTGGCTGCGCGGGCGTAGTACTTGTCCCAGTTCGCGAGTGCGTTGGTCGCGGCGATGAGCGGTGTGATGTCGTCGGTGCTGTCGGCGCCCCAGAGCCATTGGCCGTTCTCGCCTCGCACCTCGCGGCGGGTGGCCTTGTCGGTCGCGGCGGTGAGGTCCTTCTGCCTGAAGTGGCGTAGCTTGTCGTTCTCCAGGTCGCGCATGAACTGGACGCATCCAGCGGCGAGTTCGGGCCACGTCTGCTTGCGCACGCGGGGCTTGGGTCGAAGGCGGTTCATCTCGGTCACGGTCGCGAGAGCTTCGGATGAGATCGTGTCGTAGGCGATGGTCGAGCCTCGGTATGTCGTCGTAAGGGTCTGGCCGCGTTCGGGCATCCAACCTGTGCCGCCCTGGTAAGCGACAAGCTCGACGTACCCGATGCCCTTGGAGTCGCGCCACGCGGCACAGATCGCGGCCACGCCGCCCCGGGGCTTGATCGCCATGGCGAAGGCCACACGTGCCGGGATCGGCTTCTTGCGGGCCAAGCCACGCGAGTCCCACAAGCCGGGGTCGATGGCCTTGACGCCGAACGATTCGGGCCAGATCGAGAGGTATTCGCGGACCCACTGAGGCAACGGGATCGTCTGGTAGTTCTCAGCCATCGACTCGCGGTTCGTCAGGGTGCCGACGCCCGGGTGCACGGTCTCGAGCAAATCGAGCGCGTAAGTCTCGTCTTCGAGTAGCTGCCAATCCGTGTCGGGATCGGCGGCGAAGTCGATGCCACCCATGGTCGGGTTACCGCCTCGGAGCATGCTCAGGAACTTCCAGAACGGGCCGACCGGCGCCTCTCCTGCGGTGCCGCTGATGACGATCTGACTACCCGGGCGGGTGTCCTGCAAGGGCATGATTCCGGCGAGCAGAGCGGCGCCGTCCTCGGGGTCAATCTCCTGAGCTTCGTCCAGCCAAGAGATGTCAGCAGCCTTACCTCGGTAGGCGCCTGCCTCGGGTTTGAGGACGACGAAGCTCGACCCGTTGTCGAAGTAGATGCCGGTCTTGGTGTTGCCCTTGAGGACCTTGAAGCCGCGACCGACAGGTGCGGCCTCGGCAGTCTCGATGCTCATGCCGAACAGAGCTTCGTGCCGGGTCTGCGCCTTGGGCTTGTAGTTGCGGCCACGCATCCACGGGGCGAGGTCCATCTCGTCGGGCGGGGCGATGCGGTCGAGGCCGTCGCGTGCCCACTCATCGAGCGTGGCGGTCCCGGCACTGCCGGTCTGAGCCGAGTACGTCACCTTGTACCGGTTACGTGAGGCGCACCGACCGAGGCACCAGCACAGGATCGTTGTCGTCTTCGAGGCGCGGCGCGGTATCTCCACGACTGACCGCTTGTTCCCGGCGTTGAGGGCGTCCGCGATGAGTAGCTGCTGCGGCATGAGCGGATCGCGGGGCGGGTCCATCTCACGAAGAGCCCGGATCGCCTCGGGGTCATCGAGGTCGACAAGCTCGAAGCCCATCATCGACGCGCCCTTTAGGAATTCTTGACGAAGCTCAGGGGTGTCATCGAGCCGCCCGACCCATCTCGGCGGGATCGCCCGGTTTCTTACCTTTTCCCACAGTTGGGGAGGGAAAGTCGTTCTGCCCCCGAGCGGAGGTATGGGGGTTCTGTCAAAAAACGCGTCATCCGCGACCGTTTCGACCGCCTGCGCGCTCATCGAGTCGCCGCCGACCATGGTGATGCTGGTGACCACGGCTCACTGCCGCCGCCAGTCACGACACGCATGACACACGGCGGCGCGTGGCCCGCCTCTCGCACGCACTCGTGTTCGATCACATCGTTGAGGCTGTGATCATCGAGGAAGCCGAACGCCTCACAGTTGCCTACCATTCGCGAATGTCCCTTCGTGCGTTGCGGTTGCGGTTCGAGATGCGGGCGCCGAGCTTGCCGCCCGCGACTTGGTTGCACCGCTTGCGGCAGTACGGGCACCAGGCGTGCGAGGGTCCGACGTTGGCGAGGGTGGGCGGGCCACCGGTGCCCGCTGCGTTGCGGTGTCCTACCTGCCACTTGTCGGTGGGCATCACAGGATGTGGGCAGTCGATGCACTTCTGGGGTAGCTGCGGCTGGATGATCTTGCGGAGCTTCGGGCTGTGGGTTGACCACTTCTGCGCTCGGTGGTGGCGGCTCATGCGTGCGCCTCCGCTGGCTGGCCGTCGTCGCAGTAGCCGCACGAGTCGCACTCGTTGCACGCCGGGTACGGAATCAGCGCACGGCCACACTTGGGGCAGCGTCCGAGGGGGTGCCACTCGGTGCGGCTGCGTTCGCTGACTTCGAGCAATAGCCACCATGCGAGGACTGCGATGGTGCCGTAGATGAAGAACTCAAGCGGGGTCATCGTGCACCGCCGATCAGGGTGCGGCGTTCGCGGATCGCTCGCACCTCGGGGAGCGTCCTCCGTGCTGCTTTGAGCCAGTCATCTCCGAGGCGCATGATGCTCTCGGCACAGTCGCTTTGCACGAGTTGTGCCATGAAGCTCACTTGCGATGCTGCGCGTGCGACTGTCTCGTGTCCTGGCTCGTCGTGCCACAGGCGGGCCTCTGTGAGGTATTCGGTGGTAAGTGCGCTCAACTGGTCGTAGAGGTCGCGGCGTGCGACCTCCGACCATGTGGGGCGCTTGGGCTGCTGTGTCTCGGTCATGATGCGACTTCTCCGGTGTTGTAGTTAGTCCCGCACGACGGGCAGATGCCTGTCTTCGGGTTGGGAAAACAGGGCATGAACTTGTGTTTGGGGCACGGCGTGGGCATCTCGTGGTCGACCGGCTCGACGGCGCGGCGAAGTGACGCCTTCATGTCGAAGGTGCGCGAGGTGGTGGTGCCGTCTGCGAGGTTCTGAGCCACGTGAGCGCGGTAGCGCTCTGACGCGTCAGCGTCCAACAGCGAGCCGCCAGAGGCGTCATTCTCCGGGCCGGAGGCCATGGGAGCGACAGCGACCGGGAAAGGCTGGGCGCGCTGCGCCTCAATCTCTCGCTCGCCTGTACTGTGACCGGCTTGGGCTGTCTCTTTAGATAGGTTTCTTAAGTAGGTTTCTTTATTCGTGCGATTATCGGATGCGGTGGCCGTGCGATTATCGAATGGCAAATCTGGCCGTGTGCGATTTTGAGATGCGGTTTTCTTGGGCATCTCGAACAGAGGCGCAGTCGGGTCTGTAAGCGCCCACACGGTGTAGTACTTGCCCGAGTCGCGGGCCTTCTGGTTCTCGCGAACGAGGTAGCCGAAACGCTCTAGCTCGTTGACTCCGGTACGCACGGCGGCGATACCCTCGGCGTTGTCGCGCTCGTCGTCGGGGCTACCAGCCAACTCCTTGAGGCTGACCTTGCGGCCCTCCTTGTGCGAGAGCAGGTCACCGAGGATGCCTCTGGCCTTGTACGAGAGGCGTCGGTCGCGCAGGTACGCGTTCGGAATCGTCGTGTAGTTCTCGTCCACGTCGAGCATGCGACGAACGATGTAACCGCCTGAATTGGTCAGGTCACTCACAGGGTTATCCACAATGTGGAGAATTTGTACATGAGTTCAACCTGATGGCATCACGTACGAATGTCTGCATTGCTCGCGGCGTGTCGATTATTTCCACATGACAGCTATAAAGTTGTCCTCATGACAATCACCGAGAGCAGGACAACAATCCACGGTCGGCTACGTGCGGCGCGGCTGATGGCAGGACTTGAACAGGGCGACCTAGCCGACGCGCTGGGCGTGTCACGAGGATCGGTAAGCAACTACGAGACCGGGAAGTCGGAGCCTGTCGCGTCGGTGTTCGTCAACTGGGCACGCCTCACCGAGGTCAGTCTCGATTGGCTGGCCGGTGGCTTAAACAAAAAAGCCCCCGACTCCGTAGAGTCGGGGGCTGATGGTGTTGTGCGCCCTAAGGGATTCGAACCCCTGGCCTTCTGA